TAGTGTATTACTAAATCATTAAGGAACAATTATGGAACATTATGTAACAGTAGTAATGGAAAAGCAAGAAACTAAAGTACTAGACGAAAGTGCATTTCCCATTTACGAAACATTCGAAACCGAACAAGATACAACAGTTATGCAAATACCTTTGCCTAGAACACTTGACGAACAGGAATCAAGCGAGTATGCAAACAAATTAGCAAACTATTTGTTTTCAGAAGGTTACGAAGACTTTGATATATATGTAAACGCACACGAGTCTGAAGATTTAGACGAAGTAACATTTGATGACGATGATGACTTTTATGCCGAGTACGGCGACATGTACTACAACGATGATGAAGAAATAGATGAAGCTGAATATCGTGGACGAAAAGTTAGACTTGGAAAACCAATGGCAGGCGATACTAAAAAATTTAAAGTATACGTAAAGAATCCAAAAGGTAATGTAGTTAAAGTTAACTTTGGACAAAAGGGCGTTAAAATTAAAAAAAGTAATCCTAAAAGACGTAAAAGTTTTAGAGCAAGACACAACTGCGACAATCCAGGACCACGTCATAAGGCACGTTATTGGTCATGTAGAAAGTGGTAAGCTATGAAAATATTCGAAGTAACAGAACCAAATTTTGACATAGTAGACGACACTAGTTTTTATATGCGTAATGACCCTGAGTTTTATCGTAAACAATATTTTCCTGCTATGGCTAGTATTGCTGATATGCACAGCAAAGGCAAAGATATTGATCCTAAAAAATGTTTAGGTGATATGGTCGATCATGGATGTACAAGTTATTGTAAAAAATATAATCTAGCAAAACATCCAGATGAGGTATTTACAAAAGAAATTAGAGATTCTATAATAGATAAGATATTTGCAGAAGAAATCGACGAGATTAAAAAAGGCGAGTATAAATGAGGCTAAGAGAATTATTTGAAGAACGTAAAAAGAAGGTTGTTGCAGTTATGCCAGGAGGATTTCATCCTTTCCATCCTGGACACAAAAGTTTATACGACTGGGCAGTTGACACGTTCGGTAAACCTAATGTTTATGTAGCTGCTACCGACGACACTAAGTCTCGACCCTTTCCTTTTGCTATAAAACAAAAATTAGCTGCTATGGCCGGTGTACCTACACAACGCTTTATACAAGTTAAAAGTCCTTTCAATGCGTTGTCGTATACAGGCTTACTAAGTGATCCAGAAAATACTGCATTAGTATTTGTACGCAGCGAAAAAGATCAAACAAGTCATCCTAAGCCGGATCAGATAAGAAAAAGCGATGGACAAATGGGCTACATTATAAGCTACAATGGTGAACTAGAACACGGTGCAGATATGCATGGTTATATGACATATGGTCCTACGATTGATTTTACTTTTAGTGGTATGGATATTAAGAGTGCAAGTGAACTTAGAGCAACATGGCCTGAAATGGATGATGAATCAAAAGCAAAAGCTGCAGAATTAATGTATCCAGGTAACGGTGAAACTGCTAGTAAGTTGCTTAATGATGCACTTGGTGATCCAGAAGTACCTGCTGAAAGCATACAAGAAGCTAAAAATCCAACAGTACCTCAAAAGATTACACCAATTAAAATGTCGCAACCTCCTAAAGCACCAGACGCAACAATCCCTCGTACAAGAGATGGATATACAACAGATGCAGGCATAACATACAGACAAGACAAATATGATGACAAACTAATGCATGTCAGTGACGGTGGTGGCGATTACACATTTGATGGTGCAAGACTTATCAAATGGGTGACTCCAAGGTTCAAAGGTGTTAGACAAATACACAACTTTGTACAAAGCACTATTAAAGTTGATGCTAACATTGAAATTAAAACTAAAGACGGTCCAGTTATGTTCAGTACAGACGCTGTATATGATCTCGAAGGCAATCTAAAGAATGCTGGAAAATTTAGTACAAGTAGTGCTGGTTTAGGGTTTGCATTTGGTAATGACGAGTTTAACATGGATTATATAATTAGTGATAAACTTTCAATACATGTAACAGGACATCCAAGAAAAGGAAAAGTTTCACCAGAACAAATAAAAGCTATTAATAATTTTATTCCTAAATCAGAAAAAGACGGTTTAAAACAATTGATAAACTTTGCAAACAAAGCAAAGGAAATAGGTGCAAAAGTTACTTTTAAATCTCCTGCAAACCAGGGTGCTATTCCTTTTAATCAAGGAATAAAAATGTTGAAACAAGTAGGTGGTTAATGTACACAAGTATTGATGAACTTAAGAAACTTGCTGGTGTAAACGAATTTAAAGGTTACACAGAGTACACTCTTGAGAACATCAGTGATGCAGCAAATTCAAATGCTAAAAAAATGCGTGATAAAAATATTAGACCTGGTGACCCTGAATGGTTTAGACTTTGGTTTAGTATGCCTAAGATGATGAATCAAAATATGCCTAAAGGTTTTAGAGGGCGAAAAAAATGAGATGGACTCAATTCAATGAAGGTGTAGGACGCATAACAAAACAGAATCAAACTGTTGACGTAGGCCCTAACGAAATATCTATACAAGCTGCTAAGTTTGGTAATAAGGTAGACAAAGACGGACGTCCTGCTAATATGAAGAAAAAGGTCAAAGGCTCTAAAACAAACGTATTGTTTAATTTAGGCATGACAGAATCGGTTGACAATCTATACGAAAGTGTGCTATACTATAGGCAGATGAAGGAAAATTTAGGCGAGATAGCACAGGCAACAGAAATATATGTAGATATGGACGGCGTACTTGCAGACTTTTTTGGTGAGTGGGCTAAACTAATGAAAGTTGATCATTTTTCTAAGATCGACAAAGAACACAAAATTGGTGATGCATTACAAGCAATACGAGATAAAGATGAGTTTTGGTTAAACTTACCATTGCTTCCTCAAGCAAAACAATTACTTTCAGTTATCAAACAAATTAAGGGTGAATACAATATATGTAGTAGCCCACTAGCAGACGATCCAAATTCAGAACCACACAAGCGTGAGTGGATTAAAAAGAATCTAGCATTTTTTCCACCTAAAGAAGTAATTATTACACACAACAAACCCGAATATGCAACACAACAAGACGGTACTCCAAATATACTAATAGACGATTACGGTGTAAATGTAGATGCTTGGGAAGCTGCAGGCGGTACAGCATTTAAGTATAAAGATCATAAGTTTGAACGCACAGCAAATGCAATCAAACAGCACATGCAAGAGCCTGTTGCAGAAGATAAAGAAACTAATAAAAAAACACAGGACGCAGCTACACAGAAAGCAAAACCTTATGATATGCCAATACGAAAAGATATTGCTGATTTAATAATACAATCATATCCTGAAATAGAAAAAATATGGGTAACAAGCGACCAATATGGTATTGTAGGTACAAAACTTAAAAATGGTCCTACAGTTTTAAAATTACAACGTCAATTGAAAAAGGACGGATATCCTATTACAGTTGATGGTAAAGCTGGAAAAGATACAGATAAAATGTTAAAGCATTGGCTTGGTAATGTTATATATTATATAAAGCATGATTATTTAGGAGAGTCCATTACAGAAAACATATCTGAATCTTATTTTGATCCTACAAAGTATTCAAAAAAAGAACTTGATGCAATGCAGAAAAGATCACGTGAAAGATATCGCGAAATACAACGTCAAGAAATTATACGTGATATGGAAAAATATTATAAAGATTTGCCAAAAGACAACGGCTTGGAAATGGATCAAGAAGATTTCGAAAAACGTTTAAAAAACTTTAAGAAAGATAATCCTGATTTGCCATTTGCTGTTACTTCTGTAGATGAAAATTTTGCTGACGGTAAGGAAAAAGTACAAGAAGCATTTGATAATCCTTATCCTATAACATGGGAATATTTAAAGCCAACAGGTGCCTCAAGTGCCATTGGAAAAGTTGACGATGGCAGTGCGTTAGACATTCATATTAGTGAAGATCCTGCTGGAATTTATGAGATAGAATTTGCAAGAGGCCAATCTAATAAGAATATGGGACGAACTGGTCAAGGTGATGAGTTTAGAATTTTTGCAACAGTCCAAGCCGCTATGTTAGAATGGTGGGAGCAATTAGACAAAACTAGTGCTAGAAAAATAACTTTCTATGCAAATAAAGAAGACGGTAATAGATCAAGACTTTATAAAAGATTTTTAAAGATGTGGGGAGACAAGTCTGAATGGGACATCGAAGTTAATGCTAATGTCAAACCCGGACTTGTGGCGTATACTTTAACCAACCCAACACCTGATGAACCCGAAAATGCTGCAAAAACATTGCTGCAAAGATTGTTTGGAAAAAAGAAAACAGTAGAAAATTTTGCTGACGGTAAGAAAAAAGGCAAAAGCAGACCAGGGCGTGTAAAGCGTTCAGGTGCTAGTTGTAATGGTAGTGTAACTGAACTACGTAAAAAAGCTAAAAAGGCAAGCGGTGAACGTGCTAAAATGTACCACTGGTGTGCTAATATGAAAAGTGGGAGATCATAATGAAGATATATGAGGTAATAAAAGAAGCAATGCCTGATAAACAAACGTTGGCAAAGTTAAAGCAAGATGCACAACAGTTAAAGGCAATGTCTAAAACAGGTGACGTAGATCCTAATAAAACTATTCCTATAATGCAAAATATGGCAAACCAAGCAGCTGCTATGGATATGGGTGGTATGGTATTAAAGTTCTTCCAAACATTTACCGCTGCAATCAAAAAAGGTATTGATGATGGAAGTTATGGCCCTAATGAGTTACCGCAAATGCAAAAAGCATATGATGAAATGATGGCACAAATGCCGGCACTACAAAAAATGGCAAATGACAGTAAAAAATTGGCTGTAAAATATGGTGGCGCTGGTAGACAAGATGTGGGTGAAACAGCATCAGGAATGGGTGCTTCAAGTGTTGCTACAGTGGTAGGAAATGTTGGCACTACGCAGAGTAGAACTATGTACAATGCAGACGGTACAATGAAAAACGGACTAGAATATGGCAATTTACTCGGCGGCAAAAAGAAGTCAAAGAAAAAGAAACAAGCATAAATACTACTATTAAAGTATTCGGAGATAATTATGACTAAAAAACTTAAAGAAGGCGGCTTAGGCGATCTAGCACATGCAGCTGAACGTGACCACGAAGTACAAATGGCACGGGCGGACCTGTATAAGATTGCAAAATATGCTATTAAACTACACGATATGCTTAAAACAGTAAGTGAAGCTGAAGGCATTGAAGGTTGGCAACAATCAAAAATTACAAAAGCAGCAGATTATATTGGATCAGTATACCATGCTATGGATTACGACATGAAATTTGCTGAATCTAAGAGCGCAAAAAATGTCATGAAACGTTCTAAGACAATGACTGAAGAATCATACTTAGAATCATTAGAAGCAAAAGTAGCAGGCAAACTTGCTGAATCTCAATCATTATGTTCTGAGTGTGGCAAGCCAAGTTACACAACACTTGACGAAGAAAAGCAAAAAGGCGTTGACGGCAAAGTATGCTGGAAAGGCTACAAGCGTATGGGCACCAAGAAAAAAGGTGGCAAAACAGTAGATAACTGCGTGAAGATGTAAAATGAGAGTTTCTGAAGGCATATTTGACTTTTTCAAAAAGAAAGAAAAAACAATCGGCGATAGTCCCGAATACAAAGGCTGGTTGAACATTTACCTTAAGAACCCTGATGTTGCAGCGATGCACAAGAACCACAAAGAATTTTTACAATATTTCCAACAAGCAGATACAAACGAAGGATTTCTTGATTTCCTAGATTGGTCTGGTAAAGAAATGGAAGAAGAATATATTCCGTGGGTTGAAAAAGCTCTAAACAGATATGGCACACAAGGAACAAAACGTCGAATGTCGAAAAAGTTTCCTGATATTAAACCACTTGATATAGACAAAGCAATTAACCATGTGTTAACTAGAAGAGCTGATAGATCATGAGTGATTTTTATGAAATGAGTGCAAGGATGAAGGAACTATTTCCTTCTAATCCCGAAGCAGATAAAAAAGCCTTACTTGCAATGGCAGGCAATACAACACCAGTTGAAACTCCTACAGTAGTACAAGAGAGTGCAGAAGTACAACAAGGTTCATTACAAATGGACAAAGAGTATAGCATGTCTGACTTTGCTAAATTAGCAGGTATTACATTAAACGAAACACAACAAACAGGTAGTGCTGGTCAACTTAAAGGCAAAGATAAATTTACTAAAAGTAGCAAACCAGGCGGAAACGAATCTCCACACCCTGCTAGAAATAAGCTAGTAGGCGAAGATGACGATGCTTTTACAAAGGCTATAGATAATAGTTTTGGACAAGGAAGTATTGCTAAGAAAATCGGATTTAGTCCAACAGGCGAATTATACAAAGCAATATACCGTGCTATTAAAGCAGTGATGCCCGAAGCAGACGAATCAGAAATTAAAAAAGCGGCAAATGCAGCTTCAAACAGCATGCAAGAATCTATACAAGAGCGTGAACTTACAAAGCCCGAAACAAAAGAAAAAGAACGTATCGTAAAAGGTATGAAAAAGAATAAAAGCGATTTCAAGGATCGCTATGGCAAAGATGCAGAAGCAGTAATGTATGCTACAGCAACCAAAAACGCCAAAAAGAACGAATCTATCAAAGATCAGCTTCTTAAAATGCTTGACGAAAAAAAGCAAAAATAATACTTGACAAACCCTAAAAAATAACGTATAATATACTTAAATTACAAGGAGTAAATTATGAGTGAACGTACCTATGGTGCAGAAGAAAAAGCAAAACTAGAACGTCTTGTTAACGAAGGTGTTACAGTGTTGCAAGAGATCGAAGATCTAAATGCAGGTTTGAAAGATACTGTAAAAGCAGTAGCAGAAGAATTAGATATTAAACCAGGATTAATTAACAAAGCTATTAAGATTGCACAGAAAGGTGATTGGGCTCGTGTATATGACGAGTTTGACGATTTAGAAACACTAGTTGTTACAGTCGGCAAGGACAAGTAGTGCAAAAAATTAAAGACTTTTGGATCAACAGTTATAAAAGCGACAAAATTGCATTTGCATTTGAACTTGTCAGCTTTATATTTACAGTTATGGCAAGTTTGACTTTGGCATTTAATGCTAAAGACCCAAACATGCTAATTATATATCCGTTCTTCTTTGTAGGATCGGTTACACAATGCTACGCGGCTGTTCGCAGAGGCGCGGCATGGGTAATGTTACTAACAGGTTACTTTGCTGTTATTAATGTATTTGGATATGGGGTTGCAGCACTATGGTGGTAAAACCCTATCAACCACTAGCATGGTTTAGTACAGCATGTTTATTGGTCGCGGCAACAATGGCCGCATTTAATATATACCCATGGTACATTTATGCATTTATTGCAAGTAATTCACTATGGGTATTGATAGGTATTCTATGGAAAGAACGTAGTCTTATTGTTCTTAACGCAGGATTAACCGTAATTTATGTTGCAGGACTTATTCTGTAATAAGTAATACTAACGCCAATGGCAATTGCCAGGCATGATTAAGGTTAAGTTGGCCATAAGCAACGGAGAATGAATGTTTAAAAAAGAAAAGAAAGTCAAATTGACTTTTCATACCTATCACACACAACAATTGATAGATATGTTTCCCCCAAAACTAGCAGGACAACTTGTTCCAGACTGGTTTAAAACTTTAAAAGTTTCAAAAGATAAATTATTTCCGAATATGAATAGTTGTCCCGGAATGGTCGACTTATTTAAAAATACAATTAATATTCCACTATGGCAAGACATACGTATCAAATACGATAAAGGCCAAATTATTGATGTTGATGTACCAGGAGTTCCTAAAGGCGAAGAACAACATTTTGTTCAACAACATCATCCTGATCAATGGAACAGTGCTTTTAAAGGTTATACACATGTAAAATTAATGAGTCCGTGGCTAGTTACAGCAGAAGGTCCTTGCAGAGATATTCCTTTTTTAATGCATAATCCAAGTTGGCATCATACAGAACAATTAGGACGATTTAATTTACTACCAGGCGAATTAAATTTTGCGTACCAATCAGCAACAGCAGTTAATATGTTTATAGCACCTTCTTTAGGACCGAGTGAAATAACACTCGAAGCAGGGAATGTAATTGCATACTTGACTCCTTTACAACACGATGTTAAAATAGAATTAGAAACAAAATGGGTACCAGAAGAAGAATGGCGAAGTCTTATGAAGCATCACTTTACTTTTGACGGATTTTATAGAAAAACAAAAAAATGGTTAGACAGGAATAAAAAATGAGTTATGTAGATGCACATTTTGACAGAGATCAAGATATTATTCGTGTAGTAGAGCGCAAAGACGGCAAGAGGCATTATCACGAATACCAATCCAAATATACATTTTATTATGAAGATCCTAGAGGCAAGTATAAAAGTGTTTATGGTGATCCACTTACAAGAATTGTATGTAAAAACACAAAAGACTTTCGTAAAGAAGTTGCTATTAACAAAGGCAAGAACTTGTTTGAAAGCGACATTAATCCTATCTTCCAATGTTTGAGTGAAAACTATCTTAACCAAGATGCACCTAAACTAAACATTGCGTTTTTTGATATTGAGACTGACTTTGATCCAGAGCGTGGCTTTGCTGATCCAAGTGATCCGTTTATGCCTATTACAAGTATAAGTGTATATTTGCAATGGCTAGAGACAATGGTGTGTCTTGCTGTTCCGCCTAAGACGCTTACAATGGACGAAGCAAAGAAAACACTTGAAGGTATTGATAATGTAATGTTATTTGAAAAAGAAGGTGAAATGATTGACACTTTCTTAACACTAATTGAAGACGCTGATATTTTATCAGGTTGGAACAGTGAAGGATATGATATTCCGTATACTGTAAACAGAACTAGTCGTGTACTAAGCAAAGATGACACTAGACGTTTTTGTTTGTGGGGACAGTTGCCTAAAAAAAGAGAATATGAAAAGTTTGGTAAATCAGCTGTTACCTTTGACCTAATAGGTAGAGTACATTTAGATAGTTTGAATTTATATCGTAAATACACATATGAAGAAAGACACACTTACAGACTTGATGCAATTGGCGAGGTTGAAGTTGGAGAGAATAAGGTACCTTATGAAGGTACTTTGGATCAACTGTACAACAATGACTTTAGAAAGTTCATTGAATACAACATACAAGATACCGCACTACTGGACAAGCTGGACAAAAAGCTAAGATTCATTGATCTTAGTAACGAACTAGCTCATGCAAATACTGTTTTGCTACAGACCACTATGGGTGCTGTGGCTGTTACAGAGCAAGCGATTGTAAACGAAGCATGGAATAGAGGATTACAAGTTCCTAATCGTAAAAGATATGACGACGAGAACACTCAAGCTGCAGGTGCTTATGTAGCATTTCCTAAAAAAGGTTTGCACAAATGGATTGGCTCAATGGATTTGAATTCACTATATCCAAGTGTAATTCGTGCATTGAACATGGCGCCTGAAACTATTATCGGACAAATACGTCCTGAAATTTCAGATAACCGTGTAACAGAAGACATGGGGCTAAAGAAGAAATCCTTTGCAGGTAGTTGGGAAGGACGCTTTAGTACTGAAGAATATGAAGCAGTCATGGAACAACGCAGGGACATTTCACTTACAATTGACTGGGAATCTGGCGGCAGTGATGTACTGTCAGGTGCTGAAATATACAAAGTAATATTTGATAGTAATCAGCCTTGGATGCTTAGTTCAAATGGTACAATCTTTACAACAGAGTTTGAAGGTGTTATTCCAGGTATCTTAAAGCGTTGGTATAGTGAACGTAAAGAACTACAAGCACATCTTAAAAAAGCAAAAGACGCAGGCAATGCTGTAGAGATCGAATACTGGGATAAACGACAGCTGGTTAAGAAGATTAACTTGAACAGTTTATACGGTGCTATTCTTAATCCAGGCTGTAGATTCTTTGATAAACGTATCGGTCAGTCTACAACGCTAACAGGACGTACTATTGTTAAGCATATGAGTGCAGAAGTAAACAAAGTTATTACAGGTACATATGATCATGTAGGCGAAGCAATGATATATGGTGATACTGACTCTTGTTACTTTAGTGGATATCCTACACTTAAAGAACAAATTGATGCAGGACAACTTCCGTGGGATAAAGATAATGTAATTACACTTTATGACCAAGTGTGCGAAGCTGCTAACGAAACATTTCCAAAGTTTATGTTAGAAGCATTTCATTGTCCAAAGTCACGTAGTGATGTAATTGCAGCAGGTAGAGAAATCGTTGCTGAAAGCGGATTGTTTATTACTAAGAAACGTTATGCGGCATTAGTATATGACATTGAAGGCTTCAGAAGTGATACAGATGGTAAAGTAGGCAAAGTAAAAGCAATGGGCTTAGACTTGCGTAGATCAGATACTCCGGTGTTTATGCAACAATTCTTAAGTGAGCTATTACTTATGGTACTTACTGATGTTCCACAGAAAGAAGTGTTAGATCGTATTACAGAATTCCGTAAGGAGTTTAGTGAACGCCCTGGTTGGGAGAAAGGTTCACCTAAACGTGCAAACAAGATCGGACACTATCAACGTCTTGAAGAAAAGCAAGGTAAAGCAAACATGCCTGGTCATGTAAGAGCAAGTATTAATTGGAATACACTAAAACGTATGAATGGTGACAAGTATTCGCAAGAGATTGTAGATGGTATGAAAGTTATTGTTTGTAAACTAAAACAAAATCCATTAGGTTATACAAGTGTTGCGTATCCAACAGACGAACTACGTATTCCTGATTGGTTCAAAGAACTGCCATTTGACGATGCGGCAATGGCAGAAACTATTATTGATAACAAACTAGACAACTTGATTGGTGTGCTTAACTATCCGTTAGAGGATACAAAGCAAAACACAACATTTGGAAGTTTATTTGAATTTGGGGAATAATATGAAAGTCAATATAAATGATATAGGCGGTAAAATTGTTAAACAAGACGAACGATATATTGTTAAAGATAATACAGACCTAAATAATCTTATTGTAAGTAGTACACGATTACAGTCACGTAAATCAACAAGTGGTCATTCACATGCCGGACAAGAAGAAGTATATTACTTTATTGAAGGCACAGGTAAAATGGAACTTGGTGAAGAAATGATTAAGGTTGAGCCAGGCGATGTAATACTAATTGAAGATGGTGTATATCATCGTGTACACGCAGGCATGCACGAAGAATTATATTTTGTATGCGTATTTGACGGGAGTAGACATGTTGAAAAATAGTCCTATAAACCATTTACAACAATTAATGTGTATCACAATGGAAGAATGTGGAGAACTTACACAACGTTGTTCAAAAATGATGCGAAAATATAAAACACTTGATCAAGCCGATAAAGAACAGTTACAGAAACTCACTGAAGAAGTTGGTGATGTATTATGTATGATAGGTTTGATGGTTGACAATGATGTAGTCAAGTGGGATGATCTACAAAAAAGAGTTGAGTATAAGAAACAAAAACTTAAGAAATGGAGTACATTAGTATGATTGATGGCAGAGATTTATGGTTTCCTAATTATGTATGGACTGGACAACTAGATGTTGACAACCAAGCACTCAAAGCATATAGTGACTACAAAATAAAAGACAAATGGGATAATGATAGACTACTTGGCGATGATCGTCCTTGGTCTAGTGTTGATTTTGTACTAGAAGAATGTGAAGCTGTAGTAGATATGGTCAAACTCTTAGACGAAGTTTACGCAAAGATATGCGAAGAAATTGGATTTCGTCCGGTACAGTTATATAACATATGGGTAAACAAAAATCCGCCCGGAGTTGAAAATCCATCACATACACATATACATCATGCAGGCATAATGGGTGCATTGTTCAGCGGAGTTTATTACTTAGAAGCAGATAAAGATTTAGATCAAGGTGATATTGTTTTTGAGAGGAATGATCAAAGTGCTATGCATATACCTCAACAGTTAAAAACACAAAATACACCTTACAACATGCCAGAAGCAAGATACAAAAGTGCAACAGGAGACCTGTATTGTTTTTCTAGTTGGATACCGCACAGAGTTACAAAGAATAATTCAGACAAAGATCGATATAGTATCAGTTTTAATTACGGAGTATAACATGAAAGTAGGATTTACTTGTAGTACATTTGATTTGTTACACGCAGGACATGTTATTATGTTGCGTGAAGCAAAAGAACAGTGTGATTATCTAATATGCGGATTACAAATTGATCCCAGTGTAGATCGAGCAGAAAAAAACAGACCGGTGCAAAGTATTGTAGAGCGATACACACAATTAAAAGCAGTTAGTTATGTAAATGAAATTATCCCGTACAAGTACGAAGAAGATCTAGAAGACATCCTTAGCATGTACCCAATTGATGTACGTATACTAGGAGAAGAATATCGAGACAAAACATTTACCGGTCGAGCAATTTGCAATAAACGAGGTATAGATCTTTATTTTAATAAACGAGAACATCGGTTTAGTTCGAGTGATTTACGTAAAAGGGTTTGTGATGAATAAATTTATATTTGATGTAGACGGAACACTTACACCTAGTAGACAAGAAATTGACAGTGACTTTGCTGTATTTTTTAGTAATTTTTGTGCTGAGAATGATGTATATCTTGTTACAGGTAGTGATAAAGAAAAAACAATAGAACAAATAGGTGAAGAAATATATAGCCTAGCTAAACGTGCATACAACTGTTCAGGCAGTGATGTTTGGCAAGGCGAAACACACATTAGATCTGATAAGTGGAGAATTCCTGTACATGTTAAGTCTTGGTTAGAAGATAAACTAGAAGAAAGTAGTTTTCCTTTACGCACGGGACTACACATTGAAGAACGCTCTGGCATGGTCAACTTCAGTGTTGTTGGTCGAAATGCAACAATGGGAGAGCGTAAACTTTATGTGGAATATGACACACAGGTCGGTGAAAGAAATATAATTGCTGATCTGTTTAACAAAGAATTTTCGGAACTAATTGCAAGACCGGGTGGTGAAACAGGTATTGATATTTCTCCTAAAGGTGCAGACAAGAGTCAGATAGTAAATGATTTTGATCCTAATGATGTATTACATTTTTATGGAGATAGGATGGATATTATGGGCAATGATTATCCTTTAAAGAAAGTTATAATTGATAACGATTTAGGATTTGCTATTGAAGTTAAAGGTTGGAAAGATACATGGAGTAAATTAAAATGCTTGTAGTATCTAATCCACATCCAGAAATAACCGTATATGATAATGTATTCAATTGGGATCTTAATAAAAGTATAATGCTAAATTGTACTAAGGTTCCATATTTTATAGGTTGGCAAGATAGTTTTAATGAACAAGAAAGTTTTTTACACAGTCGTATTACAAAAGACATGTGGCTTAACAGGACAAAGGATCAAAGTTTAAATGATTTTTTGGAGCCTCTTATTACTAGTGAGCCATTCAAAGACATTAATGAAAGTAAGATTGTACAAACTGTTGTTAACTGTGATACAACTTATGATACACACACCGTACATACTCACAACAATCAAGATGTAATTTTATATTATGTGAATAATGAATGGAAAGACGGTTGGGGTGGAGAAACATTCTTTTACGATAGTCATGGAAAAGAAATAGTATATACTTCTCCATATACTCCGAATAGAATGATTAAATTTAATGGAGAACTAGTTCATAGATTTAACGGACCAAGTAGAACAGGTCCTAAATTTAGATTTTCTATTTCAACATTTATAGAAAAGGAAACACAATGAAAATTATGTTAACCGGACATAGAGGATTTATAGGAAGTACTCTATTACGCAAACTAAAAAAAGAACATAGTATAGTCGGCTTTGATTTACAAGACGGACAAGACTTATACGATATTGAACTGAAGGAAGAATTTGACTTAATTATACACCTAGCAGGTAAAAGCGGAGTGCGTGATAGTATTAACGATCCTGCAGGTTATTGGCGTAATAATGTAGAAGTAAGTAAACGCTTATTTGCACGTTATCCTGATACAAGAGTGCTTTATGCAAGCTCTAGTAGCGTCTATGAGCCCGATTTGAACCCATATGCAGCATCAAAGTTTTGTGTAGAAGAAGCTGCAGAACGCTATCCAAATACACTTGGTATGCGTTTTCATACTGTATATTCTAGCACTCCTAGACCAGGAATGTTTTTGCAAAAGCTAATAGACGGTGAATTAGAATATACAACAACTCATTACAGAGACTTCATACATATTGAAGATTTATGTGATGCTATACAGCTATGTATGAATAGTAAGTATTTAGGCACTATTGATATTGGATCAGGACACCCATTTAAGGTATCAGACTTTGCTCCAGATCTTCCTGTCCGCCTAAATACACCATATGAAAGGCAATGGACTTGCGCTAATATGGAAAAAATTAAGTCACTTGGATTTAAACCTAAATATAGTGTAGAAAACTACTTGACTTCTTTGACAAATGATAATATAATAAAACTTGAAATAGGAGAAACTTTATGAAAGACATTTTACAAGACATCGTTGCACACACACATTCGCTAGGATTTTTATCACTAGTAAAAGTAAGTAATGATGAAGGAACAGCTATTGACTCAATGGCAGAAGATAGATCAGTTATTTTAACGGCAACTACACATAATCCTGTATCAGAGTTTACAGGTACGTTTGGTATGCCTAACTTAGATAAACTAGCATTACATTTAAAAAATCCGGAGTATCAGAAAGATGCAAAGATTGATGTAGTACAAGCAGAGCGTAACGGCGAAACTATTCCAACACACATTCACTTTGAGAACGCAGCAGGTGACTTTGAAAATGATTATCGCTTTATGAATAAAGCAATCATTGAAGAAAAACTTAAAACTGTTAAGTTTAAGGGTGCAAGTTGGGCTGTAACATTTAAGCCAAGTATGGCAAGTATTGCACGTATGAAGTTAATGAGTGCGGCACATACTGAAGAACCTACATTTAATGTAATGACTAAAAACGATAACTTAGTGTTTAGTTTCGGTGATGCAAGCACACACGCAGGTGAGTTTGTATTCCAACACGGTGTTGAAGGTACACTTGCACACACTTGGAGTTGGCCTGTAGCACAAGTACAAGCAATTTTAGGACTAGATGGTGATGCTACAATGAGCATTTCAGATCAAGGTGCTATGATGATTAGTGTAGACAGCGGTATGGTCAAATATGATTATATTCTTCCAGCACAGAGCAAATAATGAACAGAGATTTAACAGCGACACAGAACGATTATGCACACTTTTTGCCCGCACTTAGTGGCTTCTATGCGACATATGTAGGCAAGCAACGCTTTCCTGATCCTGTTAAAGGTCCTTATATCGAAGACACTCGTATTCCTGCTAACTGGAATAGTGGTGTAGAAAGTCTTAACTATCTCAATGCAAAAGAAGGAGCGTTCACTTATAAGTGGACACTCTATTCTGCAGGACATGCTGACTTAGATACAAATAAGATTGTACCTAAAGAAGATATGGTGCGTAATAGAGATAGAGAAAACACTTGGTTACTAGGTGACTCAGGTGGTTTCCAAATTGGTAAAGGTGTTTGGGAAGGCGATTGGAAAGATCCTAATTGTCCTAAAGCACAAAAGAAAAGAGATGGTGTATTGCGTTGGATGGACGCTTACATGGACTATGGAATGATACTTGATATTCCAGCCTGGGTAGCACGTTCACCTGAAGGTGCAAAAGCAACAGGTATTAGTACATATCAAGAAGCAGTTAAGGCAACACGCATCAACAATGACTACTGGATGAAGCATAGAACAGGTGCTTGTAAATTGTTAAATGTTTTGCAAGGTGAAAATCACACAGACGCAGATGACTGGTACGAGCAGATGAAAGACTATTGCGATACAACTAAGTATCCTGACACACACTTTAATGGGTGGTCAATGGGTGGACAGAACATGTGTGATGTGCATTTGGTTCTTAAACGCATAGTTACATTGCATTATGATAACCTACTACAACAAGGTGTACACGATGTAATGCACTTCTTAGGCACATCTAAACTAGAGTGGGCTACACTATTAACTGATATACAACGTGCTATACGCAAGTATTACAACCCTAATATGATGCTTACATTTGATTGTGCTTCACCTTTCTTAGCAACTGCTAACGGACAAGTATACATTCAAAATGAAACTCCTGATAGAGGTAAGTGGACATATCGAATGGTTCCAAGTGTAGACGATAAGAAATACGCAACTGATACACGAACATTTAAAGATGCTGTACTACAAGATGGTGTATTTAAAAACTTTGAAGACTCGCCGTTAACAGACGGTATGCTTGTAAGTGATGTATGCACATACAAACCCGGAGACCTAAATAAGATAGGTAAAGAA